AGCCTCAAGATGCTTCTCAGTGCTCACATGCGGATCGAGATCGCTTCCGTCCGGCTCATGCTCAAGGATGTGTGCACCACACATCGCGAGATCATTTTCCTCCTGCGTCGGCGTCGGCTTGCCCTTGGTCCTTTCGGCAAACTCAGCGCGCGACTTGTCAGAGACCTTCCTGTTGTCCTCGACTGCCTTCTTCGCGGCTTCAGTCGCGGGATCGTCAGCTAACTTGGTGGTCATGGAAAAACTCCTCATGTTTGGGATGATGCCCACGCGCTATTTGACGGCGCGCGGAATACTCGTCACCACGTAACGGCCTGCGTCCACGCAACCGTACCTGCACGACGCTGAACCCAGTTCAGCGGCATGATCATCCGCAACGCGAGGGAGTCAGTCTGGAATAGCGAACGCTGCGGCGAAGCAACTGTGCCGGGCGAACCAGAGACCAGATCAAGAGGCGTGGTGTCCTCCATGTGCAAGGTCGCCTGATCACTCATCTCCATTCGCGGAGCCTCGCCCCCGACAACAACAAAGTCAGCAGCATCAACCAGCACCATGGTCTTGGACGGCACCGTCGCTGAGTCGATCAGCGGAATGTTGTTCAACGTCCCGTTGGCGATCTCATCCTTGAACGGGAAGATGCCGGTATTGGCCGCCTGCGCCAGCGACACGCGCAGAATGTCGGCTTGGTTCATCAGCCAAACCGGATTGCGGATGTTGCCATAGGTGTTGATGCTGAGCGCGCCAATGAGAGCGACCATGTCACCAATGATCGCCCCGATGCCACCGCCAGCCGTCGCGCCTGTTGCCGCCACGCCGTTAAGCAACCCGGCAGGCCGGATCGTGGTCGCCGGGTTGGCATCGACCAAGACCGAGTCGATGGCCACACTCGTATCGACTTGGATCGCTTCACGGATCAGTCCTTCAATCGCCGGGATGGAATGATCGCCCATCTCCCGCGTCCAAGTGCTGATCACGGCCATTTTCTTCGGCGTCAAGGTTTGCGAAGTGAACGCACCTTGACGAACAGGAATGGCCATTCCTTCACCGACAAACGAACCCGCCAACGACGGCGTGCGCGAACGGGTAGGAATGACAATCTTACCGTTCGCTCCAAAGCTCAAGGTCAATCCTTTCGGCGCAAGGCGCGTCAGAATTGCCTTCGGCATAAGGATCGGCATCATATCGGCCCACAGCGTGTGGACCAGTTCGGCGGCCCAACCGGTAACCGTGGTCATGGCTGGCGCAGACGGCGCACGAGTAACGATATCGGTCAGCGCATGCGTGCCTTCTTCGTCACCATAGACCCGCTGCCGTGTCTCATCGACCGACTTGCCGGTCATCTTGGCGACACAAGCCACTGTGGCGGCGCGAACCATATAGTCGAGCATGTCAAAGTCTTTCTTGCGATTGACAATGACTGCGGGCGCAACAATGCGCTCGCGCTCTGGCGTCAGCACAGTCGTCGAAAGCGAGCGACTGCGGCTTCCGCCGCCGTTCTCGTCGAGCAGGTTCTTCTTCAACAGCTTTTCGGAATCAACCAACATCGCCCGCGTCTTTTCGAGTTGGATGATCTCGGCGTTAAGCTTGGTGGTGGTTTCCAAATCAGCATCGCTAACGTTGCTGTCGTCCTGCTTTCCAAGTTGAATTTCGAGTTGGTCACGTTTGGCGACGATTGCCGTCTCCAAATCAGTAATACGTTGAGCTAGGCCAGACATGGCACTGCCCCTTCTAATGCGAGATCGTGAGGCGTGCTCGCCAGTGAACCCGCGTCGCTTGGTGCCCGTGCTTCTGTTGCCTTGCTCGGCGAACACGAGATCAATCGTTGCGGGGGAAATTTTCAGAGACTTTGCGACAGCCAGCGCATTGGGATTGGCTGGCACACTGACCAATGAGGTTTCGACCAGTTCACTCTTGACGTAAACCGAACCCCATTTGGTGCCTTCGCGATCCTTGGTTTCAACCGGTTTGAACCCGACCGAAACAGCGCGAAGTATTCCGGCATCAATCAATTTGCGAATTTCATCGATGCGGTCGCTCGTACCTGTCGGCGCGAGTTCGAGATGACCACGCAACTGTTTGTCTTCAACGCGCAGATTGCGCCACTTGCCAATCGGAAAATCACTTTTGTGATTGAACAACGCGATGGGATTGCGCTTGAAGTTCGTCAATTCCCAGCCGTCCGACATGATCACATCGTCCATGCGATCAGGCGTCTCATCAGACAGTACAAACTCTAGACCACTAACTTCACCCGCATGTGTCCTGTGCTCTACACCGGCAGCGGATTTATCACCATCGCCGTCATCGGCAGCAGCGTTATCACTGTCTTCCCAGAGCAGCTGACAGGCGTCCTCATTGCCAAGATCATCGGTGCAACGATCCATGAAATCTTCATAGCTCTCGTCGTCGTCTGGCTCGTAGCCATCTTGCTTGGAAAGGCTTGCAAGTGATCTCGCCTGCCAATGTTTATTCATGGGAAAGCTCCTCAAGCGCACTCGACCAATCGCCAGAAATCACCTGACGACACAGCCGAACATTCGAATACCAAGGCGCGAGCCATCGCCAGCTTGACCAGTGCGATAACAAGCCAACAACATTCGGATGACCGATAGCCCCGGCCAGATGCAGCGCCGCCGTGTCGACACTGACGATCTTGTCCATCTTCAACATCAGCCGCGCGCAGTCAGCGAAGTCTTCCAGTTCGTGAACGTGAACACCGAGAGCACGCGCTCGCTCTGCATTCTGAACCTGCACGCTGTGAATTTCCGCGTCACCCAATGCCTCAACCAATTGAGCAAGCGGAATCTCTCGGGGATAATCGCTGTCGCTCGGCTGGCCTATCGACCACGCAATGCCGACACGTTTTCGCTCTTGCTTCACACCCGGAGTTGCTTTGTCGACAGCCATATAAGGAATGCCGTCCACACTCTCAGGCGTGACATTCAAAAAATGCAGAAGATGAAGGAGCGAACAAAAGTAATCGGGAGAACACTCACCATCCAGCACATCGAGCGGCGCATATTGATTAGCGAGGCTTCGCAACACGTCAGGCACATCAAGACGAACATTCGCACCCATCGCCCACAATCGCTGCACATAGCGCAGCATCATGATGCTGTCGCCGAAACCATGGGCGTGCACCAGCAACAATTTCTTGCCGCTAAGGTCTTCGCCCCGCCACGGTGTCAATCCACGTTCAAGCGCGGCGCGAACCCGTGGCCGCATGAACGGCTGGTGCTGCTCACACTCCCAATATTCAGCGAAGCCCTCACTCCATCGACCAGCCGAAAGTAACACCCAAGCACGATTGTATCTGGCACGGATCGTCGGTGCGGCTTCCATCGCCGCATCAGATGCTCTCAGGGCCTCATCAAAATGATTAGCGCGATAGAGCGCGACGCTTTGGTTGAAACGCGCGAGATAAGCACCGATATCAACCGCCTCATTGCGTATCGCTCGCCGACCGATAGGCTTGCCACCGCGAGCGACAGTAATCTCATTCGGAATTTCGATCTGATGACCGTTCGTGCCTCGGACTTCCAGCACTTCACCTTGCTGCGTCAAGCCGCGCCAGCCGTAATCGGTGCGCTCATGAGCAATGATCGGGTCGAGATCGGGAAGGTCGTCAACATAAGGCGCGATAGTCAGCGCCGTGACGATTTCCGTCATGTCATTTCCACACTGGCGTCAGCCATGCGACCGCACGCGGATCGCGCAGCGCCCAATTCACCGGCCATCGCACCTTCGCCGCGATGCTGTCAGTCTGGAACATTCCCTTTTCGCCTGAGCCTGTGGTGCCAGCGGCTCCCGGCGCAGTGTCCATCACCAGTGTTGCCGCGCTGGTCGCTTCAACGTCGGGCTCGGCGCTGATCGCCGCGACAATGGCCTGTGGCGCTAACGCAATCATGTCGTTGCCCACTGCCGCCGATGCGATGGTGGTAAATATCGGGGCCGCACCTTGATCTGTGATGCTGTGCATCCTGTCGGTGAACCGCGTATTGGCGCTAACGATCCGGCCAGCGGACGCAACGATAATAAACGGCCCTTTGCCACCGACTTGGCTGACCGCGTTGATCAGAGTGTCCATATCCTCAAAGAACGCTCCAAACGGATCGGTGCTCGCGCTCGGCGTTGACGTAACGATGCCGTTGCGGATACCAGCGGGTTGCGCCCCCGTCGCAGCGCCGCTACCGAAGAACACAGCATCGAGTCCAAGTCCCATCGAGCGCACTAGCGCATCGCTAATCAACGCTTCGGCATTCGAACCTTCTGCCATCTCGCGCGTCAATGCGGCGATACTCGCCAGCTTGGTTGGCGTTAATTGTACAGGCGTATTATTCAACTGCCGCACCGGGATCGGAGCGCCTTCTTGCACGAAGCTAGCGTTGTTCGCCGACGCAACAAAGGCTGGCGCGCTGATGATGCCCGCGCCGTTCCATTCCAATGTCAGGCATTGCTGCATCACTTCAGCGGCACCAGAGGCTGCACCCATCGCCGTGAGCGTATCGGCAACGATCTTGTGAACAAGTTCTGCAGCCCAACCTGTCGTGAACGTTGTTGCGGGTGCAGACGCGGCGCGCGTCACCAACTGCGCCAACGCGCGATCATTCGGAAACATCTCGGCTGCAATATCTTCGACCCGCGTATGCCGGATGCTGGCGATAGTACGGATGGTCAGCGAGCGCGTGAACAGATTGCCATTCATCACCGGCTCGGGCTGCTCGCGACGAAACGCGATTTGGCCTTCGTGCTTCATTTGCTCTTTCCCTTCGGTGGTGCGTGCAGCGCCGCGATCTCGGCATCAGTCAGTCCAATGTCGCGCGCAACCTGGTCACCGACCTTCTGCGCGGCTGCTTGATCGCCATCGGCGAGTATCGCGGCATGCATCTTGTCGTCTTCGAAACGGCGGTTCTCGATGTAATGGAAATCGTTCTGGCGTCTCGCCATCGTGTTCGCTCCCCATCGGGCTCAAACAGGCCCCTGCCTCAGTGACCCGTCTTGAATCGTGAGCGCATCTTCGACAGATCGAATTTCATGAACGGTGTAAGGGTCCTCACCGGGGCCATGCATTGGTGCGAACGGCCTGACACCATCGAAGTTCAGGGCTTCGCCAATCTCATGGTTCATGGTCCTGCGACATTGTTCGTACACCCAACGCCGCCAAGATTTTTCGTTGTAAGTCGTGATTGGGACCGGATGATAATGATCCACAGTCCATGGCTGTAAAGGATCATAGTTGTTGTAACCTTGCACGCGGATCACGAGTCTCAACGCACCGTCTTCGTCTTTAAGTCGAAATGACCAGCCGGGGAAACATCTCGTCTGCCCAACCACCTTTTCGAGCACATCGAGGGTGTGTTCTGTCATCACTCACTCACTTGCCGACATAGGCGTGAAAACGATCCATCGTTTGCTTGTCCTTGAGATCGAGCACGCCAGACCAACTGGTACCGAGCAGCAATTCCTTGCCCTTCTCGGAATCGGCGATTGCCCACAACGCCTTCGGATCAGAACTGCGCGCCAACTTCATCAGCGCGTCTTGTTGTTCGTCAGTCACTTCAACCGGCTCGGGATGCTCTTCTTCGTCATCATCGAGGGGATATTCCGGCAACTCGCTGTTGCGTTCTGCCCATTCGTATTTCTGATCGTCATCCATCGATGACCAATATTCGTCTTGGTACTCGCTCACATTGTCGCTGATATGACTCGGCGGATCAGCATCCTGTGCGTTGCTCTCGGCTTCATCATTGAAGCCTTTGGTCAGTGCATCGGCGATCTCTTGCTGCGTCTTCTCGCTCAGCGGTGGCACTTCCAATCCCGGCAACGACGGTTGCGATTGATCTTTCAGCTTGTCTTCATCGATGGTGATATCAGGATCGGAGTTGCCATCGCCGTACCGAGAGGAATAATCGATTGAGACAGCATCGAGGATTTGTTCGTTAGTGAATGGAATACCTGCGCCTTCATCGTCACGACCATTGCGCCATTCTTCCAGCGCAGCCTTAGCCCAGCTTTCATCGCGCGCATCATTTTCAGCGAGACTAGTCTTGGCATCTTCCAGCGCTTGCCCGCTATCGCGCCAGTTCTGCACTTCACTGTCGACAAACTCGTCATGGGTCGAACGCATCCATGCGGTCTCGATCTGCGATTGATCGTGCTCGCTGATTTGATCCCAGCTTTCCGGCGTGTAGCCAGAACCGGACGCAGTGTGACGCGCGCGGTCACCATCATTGGTGAGCTTATCGCGAATATCCGACGACAACGAACTCCATGAACTCGGTGTCGGCACGTAACCATACTTGGCCCATGCATAGCCGCCGACATCAATGTTCGCACTGACCGTGACTTTATCGAAGCCAAGCTTCTGATACATCGCGACGTTAGACTTGAGCAGCGTCTTGCCGACACCACTGCCGCGCTCACCTTTCTTCAAAACAAAATACGCAGAATAGGCGCTGTCGTTTTTCAGATCGAGAGTACGCTGATATTCGCCGATATCCTTGCCGTCTTCCTGCAACTTGCCAGAGACATCAAGCTTATCGGTGCTTTCGTTGTAGTCGATATGCATCGTGCCCGGCAGGCCACCGAGAAATTCGTTTTTGAAATCCTCCGGTGCTTCCTGCACGCGATCATTCCAACGTTGCAAAAACGTTTCTGCCTTTGCTGGATTTATCGTCGTATCGTGATCGAGGCGAATACCCTTCTTATTGAAATCAGCTACTTTCGAAACCTTGCCTTTGCCCTTGCCACCAGTCGGCTTGTCTGCTGGCTTCTCAGCTGGCTTCTCGCTTCCACTGCTGCCGCCATCGCTGCCGCCGCCATCGGTCCATTTTCCGCTTTCATCGCGTGGTTCGTCCGGATCGAATTTGACGCGCGCCAAAGCGCCAGCTTGCGCTGTGCTTCGCGCAACGCCTCGCACATTCGACATGCCAATCAAATCCTCCTATTCGCCGGATGGTTCGGATCGGTAGGCCAACCGTCGTCATCAACTTCAAGACCATAGCCGTGCAATTCAATCACGCGCTTGGTACTGTTGTGACAGTCTTCACAAAGCGATTGCAGTTTGCCCAGCACAAACTTATTCCAATCCTTGTGGTGCTGCTCAACATGATCGGCAACAGTCGCTGGTGTAACAACGCCGTTCGCAAGACACATGCAACACAGCGGTTCGGCTTTCAATTGCAGCAAGCGACGGCGCTTCCAGAAGTACGTGCCGTGTGGATGATCTAAGGCACTCATCCAATCAATGCCTCGATGTCGACCGGCTTCTGCGTCGTGCGATCACGCGAACGCAAACCAAGCAACATCGTCAGTGCCACCGCACCATCAATGCGAAAGCGAGCCTTGTCTTTGTCTAGCTTGCGATTGCCAGCCGGATCGGTACGCGCCATGGCGTTCGCCATATTCCAGTTCAGCACCGGATTGCCCGGATGCATCACCTTGCGTTCGATCACCGCATATTCCAGAGCGTTAACCGCAGCGTTCATGTCGCGGTAGCCTTGGCCCCACGGCACCAACCGCAAACCATCCCCGCCTTTCTCGCTGTCTTCGTAAGCCTGCAGCCCAACGCGGTCGAACTCTTTGAGCAATGCCTGCATGCCCCAGCGATCATAGGCGAGACCACGCACCTTGAAGCGTTGCGAGAGTTCAGCAATGAACCTCGCAATCACTTCAGGGTCGATGGTCTTTCCGGGCGACAACAGCAGATGCCCAGCCTCGGCCCATTCGCGATAGCGATAACTGCCAGAACCAAAATCGCGATTGGAATGTTCTTCGACGTGCTCGCTCGGCTTCCAGAAATACGGCCAGATGCGACACGGTTCGTCGACGGTGCCGACCACAAGCGAAGTCAGATCGACAACACTCGACAAATCGAGCGCGAGATAGATTTCCTCGCCATCGCGCAGGACGACTTCACCCTTGCACGCCATCCATTCAACGCGCGAAATCAGCGGCGATACAGGTGCGACCCGTTGATTGAGAAGCAAATTGCGCACCTTCGGTTCTTCCGCTGGCATGCGCTGTGCCTTGCGGATCGAAGTCGCCAAATCCTCATAGTCGCGCCACTTGCCGAGCGCCGGATTTGCTTTCTTCCACTGCACCATATCGCCGAGATCACAGTTCTCGTCGGCAGCATAGAGATGACAGACGATTGCCGGGTCATTCCCCGACAAGCCATCATCAATCAGTTTCGACAACACATGATCGGGATCATTCGACTGCGTCGAGATCACAATGAACAGCGGTTCTTCGCGTGCGCCGAAACTTGTATCGAGCACGTCATAAAGATCGCGGCTCTTCGCCTGCGCCAGTTCATCATAGATAACGACGGACGGAAGATAGCCGTGCTTTGTGCCAGCTTCAGCGGAGATCGCGCGATAGACAGTGCCCATTCGCCTGCCGATCATCGTCTTTGTCGACGGGATGATTTCGATCTCTTGCAAGAGTTCCGGCTCAAGCTCGACAATCTGCTTGGCGAATTTAAAGACGATACCCGCCTGATCGCGGTCGTTCGCTGCGCTGTAAATCTCGCCGTGAACCTCTGCCAAAGGTCCGACCAGATGCGCCAGCCCTATTGCAGCGATCAGCGCGGTCTTGCCGTTCTTGCGCGCCATCGACAGGATCGCCCGACGCACCACGCGACGCTGCGAGCCATCAGGCATGATGCGCTGCGGCTCATAGATGTCGCGAATAAAGTCTTTCTGCCAATCATCGAGCTTGAACAGCGAACCCGCACCGTTGCCACTCGGCACGGTCAGCGCCTCGATAAACTCTATAACTGCCTTCGCGCATTCTTTGCCCTTGGGCGTGCGCTTAACGGGCGAGGAGCCCAGCAAACTTTGAACCTTGATCGTCGTCGCTCTTGCCACGACCGGTGACGCGGCTTCGTGCCGCTGGCGTCAATCCGAACTCTGCAGCATACTTCATCATGTCCGTAGCTGCCTTGCGCGCAATGTAGAGCAGCGGGTTCTCGACCGCGCCGCCCAGCGAGCCGCGAATAACAAGACCGCGCGCCTTTTCCTCACGCATCTCTGCCAGCATCTCGGCCGCGTCACGCCACTGCCCATAGGCGTGGCAGTAAGCCGCGAGCGGAATGCAATCAACCTTGGTCAACACGCCCAAGCGATGCAGTTCGGTCGCCACGTTGTACCACTCGTCGCAAGCGTAACCGGTGATGAACGAAGGCGGATCGGGCACGTCGGTGAATTGATCGGGATACATGGCATCGTCACGAAGCCGCTGCTTGCCCGGATTGCCGCGCAGCAATTTCAGCTGCACCGGGACTGCCTTCCTTCCCATTGACGTGTTTCCTACGTGTGGATCGCTATCGCGAACGTGCAGTCTTCCCGTTGCTCGACCGGGTTCTCTCGCGTGCCTGATCGAAACTTGATGAACGGGATCGCCGTAACCCAACCCGCTTGCAAGACAATCCCGGTGTCGGCCTTAGCGACGATGGTGATCTCGTTGCCTTCCGCGTCATAGAGATCGTTATAGAAAACGCCATCGGTCGAAACCTGAAACGTCAACTCTTCCCCAACAAACTCGCGCGGCACAGTGATGCGCACCATCGCCCCCGCCGAACAGTTAGCCCCATTGGACAATGATTCACCGGCTGCGATGGTTGGTCCGTTAACAATAGCGAAAGGCATGATCTATCTCCCTTGCCTCACCACACCAAGACGTAAGCGAGGGCCACGACAGCAACCACCGCCACCGCCAGTAAAACCCAGATGATCTGTCCATTATTCAACGGACCATTCATTATTCACCTTCAGTTCTCGACATGATCAGATTTCCGTTGACATCGACCCGCTGCACTTCGACCCACATCTCGCCGAGAGACCCTTTCCATAATTGTTCGAGTCGACCGGTAGTAGGCGTGATGCTGCGAATACGCAGGCGCATAGTTGGTTCAGCATCGTAACCAATCACCAACGTGTCAGCCGTTTGCGACATTTACGGATAGATGCCGACACAATGCCTGCCGTCGTCGGCCTGCCCGGAGATGAAGTGCTTTCCTTCATCGCAGACGAAATAGAGTTCATGGCTTTCAGCACAAACGCACAACATCACGATGCCGCTTGAATGACAGGTAAAGCCATCGTCAAGCTCGACCGCTTGACCGGCCTGCGCCTGATCGAGCCGCAGATAGGCGCGGCCATGTCGATCCTGCTCCATCGAGCCATGATGCTTTTCGAGCGCTTGAAACTGCTGTGCCATGGATCACCCCATACTTCGGAGTTCCAGAAATGCCCCGCTCGGTTCCCGGCCTGTTTTGAACCAGTTCCCGGCCTGTTTCTCCATAGCGGCATCGCCATACCTCCCAAGAGAAGATTATGCTACTTCTGGGAAGTGGTATCAGGAGATGCTACCACGCAGAACGAATGTGGAACCTCACTTAGCAGGTTCCGATCACCGCTAAGTGAGTTCCATGTTTTAGCAAAGGTCCTGTAACACATTGATTTATTGGGGATTATTGTGGAGAAGAATATTCTTCTACTCACAAAATCCGAATATGTCGGGCGAAAAAGCTGAAG